CCTTTATTTTTCTTCACCGTATTCACAAGCGCAGAGGTATTGAATTAAGGGTTACTTCGATCTGTATCTTGCTCGGACGCGTCGGAGTAACGGTTATCTCTGTAGGTGCCGTAGCTTTAACTGCAATCTACGTTGGGGAAGTTACCGTTGTGGAACCAGAGGATGTGTTTATAGTTATAGACATTAAAGAGTGATACTAACATCTTTAATAAAATTAAAACTCCCATACAGTATAGTTTTTTCTGTGTCGGCACCTCCTGGCGGTGTTTGTGTAGCAGGGTCTACATATTGAATATCATACATATAGCCAGGAATAAGTTGTTCGGGACCACCCTGCATGTCTTCCGCGCTAAGGGAAAACTTAACTTTTCCCGTTGCTGCCGTGGAGGCTACGTAAGAAGCGTCGCTTGTATCCGCGGTGGTGGTGGTGGCGTCATCCGTAAGGGTAGCAGTGATGGTGTTTGCACCTGGGTATAGATGATTTAAACCCCCAAAGGTTTGGATGGTGTTGGTGATGGGTGTTACTCTTTGAATCAACATCTTAAATTTATACGTATTCGTTCCATCACTTTCGGATCCAAATAAATTTATAGGTATACCGCTTGAGTCTTTTAGCGTTAGTTCTAATTCAAAGGAATCGCCAAGTCGTGTAGTTATATCTAATCTTTTTGCTGTATCGAAATTTATCCTTGCCATATTAAATCATTTGTTGTTGTCCCTTGGGTTCCTGGTCCATTTGTTTCATAGCCATCTGCTGCTCCGCTTGTGCCGCTTGACGCTCGTCTTTTTTAGTTTCTTTAAGTACGTCTAATTTCTCTTTGAACTCTTGATCGTCTTCTTTGAATCCTAATGTGGCCTGAGCGCGTATAGTTTCTATCTCTTTATTAAACTCATGCTTCATCTGCTCTAACTGCATCTCTAGCTGAGCTTTAAGTTGTATCTCCTGCGTATCTATTTGAGCCTGAACCTGAAGCTCCTGCATCCTAGATTCTGAAGCCTGCTGTGTAGCCTGGGCCGCCTGTTGCGCCTGTTGCTCAGAATTCTGCTGAGCCATCTGTTGTTGCTCAGTCATCCTTTTCTTCCTACGTATAATAAGAAGTCTCTCAGCCTGGTTAACATCCTTTAATGCCCTAACGGACATAGCATCCTCTAAATCTATCTGCTGTTGTTGCAATGCCATCTGGATATTCTGCTCTAGGAATTGTCTATCCTCATCCTCCATCTCCTTAACTACCTGAACCCCAAAGTTATACATGGACAAATCCTTAAAGGAAGAGAGAACGTTCATATTCTCTTCCCCGATAGCGTTGGTATATACCTTATATAACACCGACTCGATAGGAATTATCTGTAAGCACTTAACCACATCCTGACACACACGCTTAAAGAGCATCATAGATGCGTTGGTTATATCATATATAGCGTTATTTCCCGCCGCAATAGCCTGCTGCTGTACCCCCACAAGAGCATCACCTTTAGGTGACGAAGCATCCATAGCTTCGTTTATTCCCGTAGTGTCTCTAATGAGCTGCATATAATGGTTGTATAAACCAACAAGCTCGTTTATATTTCTTATAGTGTTGTTTATCTCGCGCACTGGTGGATTTTGGAAACCGCCTTCTGGGTTCTTGCTCCTGTAATAGAATACACCCGTCTGCTCGTATATATCGTGTAACTCCAGCGGTTGTAGCTCACCACCCTTTCCTAGCTGTACATTCTCTAACCCTTCGATATCTATAATCAACCCATCTGGTTTAGCTTTAGCTATCGACTGCTGAATCTTTAAGTGGGTAAGCTGTAGCATATCGGCAAATCCCGTACAGCTCTCAACCATAGATTTAGGCATCATCTTCCTCATATTCGTTGCCGATACAGAGTAAGAAAGCTTAGCCTCGGATATATCGTGTACGTTTTTAGGTACATTTTTTTGCCGTCCATAACCAAATACATGGTCTGTATCTAATACATAGCTACCACCATAAACGATAGCCATCTCCATCTTATGCGGTGTGCGTTCAAATACGCTACCTGACTTCTCTTTATACTCAAATCCTTTGTAGTAGAAACCATTGTTTCCGTACCTACTCTCCTTCTCCTCAAAATACATAGAATCTACAGATACAAATTGAAAGTCTAAAACATCCACCATATATTCATCATACCCATATTGTGTACGCTGCATCCTTTCGTCATAATGACTTTGACCCAACTTACCCATATCGTTCCCTTGCTTGTTTTTAACCTTTTCGGCAATTTTTTTGAACTCCTCCTCGGTAAATTGATCCCCCACTAATCTTTTTAATTCATGGATAGGCATTCTCTTAACGTCCCCTGCATATACAATATCCTGGAAATTTGGATCCTCCGTATGGCTATGTACAAAAGATATAGGATCTACGTACTCAAGCTTAATACCTTTATTAGGGTCGTTCTTCCTCTTTACCACAGACATACCCAAAGCTACTAAGTCGTTAACAGCCCTTCTATATGTTGTGTCGGAGAAGTTACTCCAGGCTAAGGTCATATTTGTACCTATCTGTGCAGCTATCTCTGCATCAGTTTTTATGTTTGTATCCATAAAAATCTCCGCCTCCTCTAGCGTAGAAGGTATCTCCTCAGGGTCCATATCTAAAACAACCCCTGTTTTTTCCTTTAAAGACTGAAGCAGTTCCCTGGCTTCCACTTGCATCTTAATCTTCTCCTTCTTTTTGTTTTTCTCAGAAGAGGATAAAGGATCTACAGACTCTAAATTTGGGTATGGATCTCTGGAAAGTATTTTATTTACCACTACCTTAACAAACTTTGGGAGGATAGGTACAGGTGTATAGTCTAGATTTAGAAGACTACCGTCCCCTTTGTTTGGGGAGAGGGAATTAAGTAATTGCTTATATATACTTGTGTCTTGGGTGCCGTTGGCATAATCCCTATTCCTCTCAAATATCTTGTTCCTTTTACCAAACAACGATGAAGCCTCATTCATCTTCCCCCACTGGGAATGAATAGCTTTAGCATATTGGAGTCCATATGAAGTGGACTCTTTTGTTTGTTGATCTGCTAGTGGGTCGGGGAACCCATTTTTTTTATTTACGTCGTCGTGTCCATACATATTATGCAAATATAGTGAATCATCCGATTACATCATATCTCCTAAAGAACTTCTGTTCAGTGAAGTCTGTTCTAGGTTTAGGTTTAGCTTTTTGTGCTGCTAAAAGGGCTAACCCTGAGCTAATCGTTAAGTCAAATTTTGTTCTTTTATCTATTTTAAACCCTATCCAATCCTCCATTGTATCATTAAGATACATCCTCCCCATCTCTCCAGAATCATAGTTAATTCCTACGTGGTCATGTATGTAAGATTCTATGGCGTGAGCATGTGCTTGTATCACATCCTGAGAGTTTGAGGGAATACCCTTAGTCTTTACGTTTACGGTAGAAGAGGCTCCTTTGAGATGCTCTGGTCGGTCCATTAAGTAACCGTCATAACCCCTTGATTCAAAGTATCTTACTATACCGTACTTATTGTTCTCCACTAAGAGCGGATACCCGTAAAAAAAAGATGCCATCAAGACATCTTCGTAAAATATCTTAGCTAGATCTGGGCGCGAAGCATACTCCACAACGAACATATTTGAGGGGTTCTCTATGTGGAACTTGTTATACAGATGCAGCGCCCCCTTAGATCCTCTTCCATCTAGTGTAGCGTCTAAGTCATACGAGTCAACACCCCCGCAGCCTCTGTCTGCAAACGGTGCAACCTTTTTACCTCTATCGGTTTTTATTATGTTACGCTGTTCGTTTGGTGGTAACCAACTAATTCTAAACCTCCCATTTATATCGGCGCTAAAAACAGCTTCTTTATCTTTCTCTTTCCATATAAAATTCCCTCTAACTACGGGATTTGGGAAAAGCTCATCGTTATATTCTATCTGCTGATATATCTTACCTATATTAAATAAGCTACCCTCGATACTATCTCGAAAAGCCTCATCCTCCGTAAAAGGGAACTGCCTCGTAACCTCATTCAACTCCGAGGGATCATGCTTCAGGGAGGCTCTTTCGTTTTTGAGATAAGTTTTAGACCCAATAGATATACTCTCCCCATCTATACCTTCTACTATACTCTCTGGATCGTTTGTAACGGGTTTACCATATATATCAAAAAAACCCTCTAGGGAGTCCTGAGCTGGGATAAACAACCTATACAATCCGCTTACCGTCCTACCGTTTGCGTTTCTTTCTAGAGGGTCTGAATCTTTCCATAGATCCTTGTATTGTTTCCCCCCTTTGTCCATCGGATTTACCGTGCTTCCGACCAGAGCCTTTCCCACGATTTTTCTTCCGACGATCAAACATGTCCTCTGAATCCTCCATGCGTCCTTTATATCTGTAGGTCTTTCCCATTTTCCTGCTTCGTCTAGATACAACAGGTGTAATTTTTCCCCGTCATATGCGTTGTTAGTTGTGTTTTTCCAATTTATAACCGTATTAAGAGCCTCTCCTGTCTGGGAGGTTTTATTCTTCTTGGTTATTCTCTTTGAGGGCTCTCTAAAAGCTAGCTCCATACGTGGGTTGGTAGTACCGTCCTGTATGGGCTTAAAGAAGAAAGGGTAGTTTCTAAACATATAAACCACCTTCTTCATAAATATGTTTTCCTGCGCGTCCTTTCCCGTCTTCGACTGTATCCCCATAAGTTTGTCCTTAACTTGCGTAGCTTCATCCACAAGTACAGCGGAACATATATTGGTATAGCCAGAACGACGGCACTTAGTATAAAGCTGACCAATACAACGAGGATCAGTCTCGCAAGCAACCATGTGTAGAAATATTTCACGTTGAAAATTTAAAAAGTAAGGGTATCCAATATCCAGTTTAGTCCACTGGAGCATCATATAATGCCGCCCCGTAACATATATAGGTTCACCTTCGTTATAAAACCAAAAACCCTCACGCCTACGCCTAAACTCTTCTTCGATATATGGACGAAACCTCGCTCTAAATTCCCTCGGCATCTCTTCCCACTCATCCATAGAACTAATACGAGACAATTCCTTCGGCAAAGGTATCCTCTTCCACACCTGCAAAGAGTTTGATTTTTTATATCCAAAAATTTCCTTCTTCGGCGGCCTTTTTGGAAGACAAATGAGTAGACCACCGAGTTCAATAACTTCACCCTCCGTACCGTTGGGGCAAATTTTAATCGCGGGAGTATCATATTCCTTAACATCTAATAAAACTTCCATTAATATGTCTGGCCATATCTGTTAGACCTAAAGCTTGGGGCCCCAGATTTAGGATTGGCTAACTCCATATATTCTCCGCACTCCTCGCATTGAATATCGTTAATAGCACCTTTACCCTCTACGTACCTAATGGTAACCCCCGCTTTTTCGACAACATCCCCACATACTTCACATTTATATTCCGCCATTTTATTTAATTTTTTTACGCTTAGAACCGCGTAATCTTGATTTCTCTGCTATACCTCTATTCTTAGAGGCTTTCATGACTTTCACCACCCCTCCTTTATGATGGATGTCCATCCCATCGCCTTTCCTTACCAGCCCTTTTTTTGTGAGTCTCCTTCTGTTTCTATTTCTAAGGGCGCGATTTTTCTTCTGGGCGCGTGAAGACTGAAACTTGCTATACTCTTTTTTATAATTTCTTTTTGCTAATTTCATTCTTCCACAAAGTTAAGGAAAAGTTCTAACTGTTCAACTATAGGTGTGCACTCTTCTTGAACCTCCTCTTGATTAATATATTTGCCTGCCCCCCAGTTTCCCGATCTTCTTTCTTCGTGGTGGTGTATAGAGTGGCAATTTGCACACAAGACCTCACATTTCTCTACCTCGGTTTTTACCGTTTTAAAGACATACCCTTTCCCTATAAGCTTAGCTACACTGTGCTTTTTTGTTTCAGTCTCTCTGTGGTGCAGTTGGAGACAACGGTTATCTTGTATTCCGCAATGTTCACATCCAATAGATGTTTTGTAGTTATCTACCCATTCGTATATTTTTCGTTTCTGCTCCGCTATATTTTTTGCCGTGCAGGGGATACAAGATTTAAACGTCTTTACACCGTTGCGGTTGCGGCTTCCTCCACTTTGTAAATAGAAGTCTTTTTTCTCTTTAATTCTTTGACAGGTGCGACAACGTATCATTTTGAAAATTGTTCTGCAAACCCACCAGAATAATCCCGTGCACCGCTTATTTCCCCACTGTCCTTTAGATCTTTAACCATCTGAGATAACCTTTGTCTCTCAACAATTAGCTCTTTACAATCCGTAGCGGTTTGTTTTATAGATTGAAGCTCTGCTTTACGTGCACTCCCATTTATCTCAGGGTCTACAGGTTTTTTAATCTCTTCAATCATATTATCTATAGCTACCTCCATGCTCTCCATAAGTCTCTGGGAGGCGCTTATTGTAGTAAATTTATATTTCGACATACATTAAATCTTCTGCGCGGGTGCGGTAGTATTCCTCCCCATCTATGGTTATACGATAATCTCTGTTTTGTTTAAATCCCACCACATCTCCAGGCACAACACCTATCTCATCGGCTTCTTTACATGTGTATACTACTTCTGCTTTGGTTGGGAGTTTTTCTGTTAGATCTACTATCTCTATGAGGTCAGACTGAAGAGTCAGTTCCTCCTGCTCCACTGATTTTAATAAACACCACCCCGTCAGACACCGTATCTCCCCGTCCTTTTTGCTCTTATATGCTATGGCCTGATTGGAAATTGCGTGGTTAGGATCGTAGTTTACTATATATGTGTTGTCTTCCTCGGTAAATATCTGCCCGTTGTTATCCCCACCCAGGACTACTAGGTGATGGAAGTATAATGTATCCCCTACCTCTACGCCTGTATCGTATTTAAATGGTACACATACTACGGGGCCTTCTGTCGTTCTGTTTTTAAAGTCATCAAACTTAGCATCTACATACAATTCAAACCCACTCTCTGAGGTAATAGTATCTTTGAGCCTATTTTCTAATTTAACGACGAATAGATTAAACGTCTTCATTTTTATTTGTTTTATATGGGAACATTTTATTTAATTTATTTTGGCGTTTTTTACACCCGCAGTCTTTTTTCACCCCTTTTGACGCGTGGTATTTTTTATAAAACTCTACTAAGTTTTTCATTTTTGTGCGTCGAGCTATCTTCTCAACGGTATCCCCTAATCCTTTGCTTTTGCTCATAATCTAAAAGTTACAATTAAACTCTAGCATACAAGGCATCCCATCTATAGCTTTCCATAGCGTCTGGGCACCCTCTTCATCCTGCATATACACAAGGTATCTATTCTTCCCATATTTAGACAGGTGGCGATCATCCTGTATTATTGTACTTACCTTACCTGCTCCAGCTCTCATCCCAACATAGTAAGCCATACCGTCTTTAGGGTCTCTCCCGACCACAATTTTTCTAATAAGTCCTTCCATTTTATTCTAATTCTATTCCTGTTCCGTCTAGTAAGTCGTCTATATCGGGTGATGTCTCCCAATCTATATCATCACTATCATCCCAGGTGTTATTTATAAAGTCTAATATACTATCTAATTCTTCTCTCGAATCTAGGCTGTAGCTATATATAGCCTGAAGCCTTGAGTTTCCTAGAAAATCCTGATCTATAAGTCCCGTCACCATTATTGAAGCTACCCTATCTCGCATACCGTGTTTATTTATAATTTCATCCATTTCCATAGATAAACGTTGAATCTCTAAGAAAAATGCCTGTTCTTCCATATCTTTACGTAATAAATTCATTTCAATGCCTAAAAGTAGAGTTCCAAAAACACGTCTTTTCAGAGACTTCGCACTGCAAGATAAGAAATATATACTAAGGAATAACCTTAAGCGGATAAAACAAGTCAAGCGAAGGATAAATAAAACTACTGAGCTATCTTTTAGTGAGGTGGAGTTTTTACTGTGGGGGTATGACCTTCAGTTCTTTACCATAGACTTCGCCTCCACCGATATGGAGATGAATAAGAACAACACCAAGAACCGATTTATCTATCCCTTAGCTAATAAAGGTTATATATATAAACACTTTGATAAACTAACCCCCTCTAACACATATGAGGATCATCTCTTTAGAGACGAAACTAAGTTTAATTATAGAGTAAGGTATGCCCTAACGCAGAAAGCAAGACTTCTTGTGCAGAGGGTTTATCGAGAATTAGAGTCTTAGCACTCTCCTGTAAAAAATTCACTTACGTCAGATTGTGAAAGTATTAAGCACTTTGCGAAGTCTCTGTACGTTATAGTCACTTCTTCTTCTTTTTGGACCGCTTTTGCGATGTCTTGGTAGATACGGTAGTAGGCTTTTGTGGAGTGTCC